CGAAATACTCCAACTCGTGGATTGGAAGTAAGCCCGTATTTGGAACGTCTGATTTGTGCCAATGGTATGACCTCAACGGCATTCGCTGAAAACTATGGTCTTCATAACCTCAACGATAAAAACATCAATGAGTTTAATGAACATATGATCCGAATGGCTTCTACAGGATTCCAACCAGTAGGACTTGCTGATAACATCAAAAAAGCCCACAATACTGATGCCTCTTTGGCTGAACTACAAAAGGCTGCTTCTGCAATCCTTTCTACTGATAAGACTGTAGATTACGATTATATTCAAAGGTATGTTCCAGTAGAACGTGCGATGAAGGCTTATTCTTCGCTTGGTGCTGACCCTAATACCTTTACTAAGGCTCAAATGAAAAATGCCAAAAGCGGTATGTCTGTTTGGGATGTAGTAAATGGTATGACTAATTTCGCATCCAATGATAACCGATATAATATCGATGATAGCCGAATGGGGAATCTAATGGTTACTGCCGGTAACATCCTTTGTAAAAAGCAGTATGATACTGAAGGAGTATTGGACATCAATCCATTCGCTCACCGCGACCTCCTTACTACTTCTGAAGCGGCAAGAGTCCGTGGAGAAGCATAAGAATTGATTATGAAATAAATCCTGGTTTTTCCGTTTACCTCCAGGTAGGGGCCACTGTAATGGTGGTCCCTTTTTTAGCTCTATAAACCGGGCAAATCTCACACATATTTTCACACATCTAGAGGGACCTGTACAGGCGGCCCTAGCAGGAGAGGTAAAAATGCCTATTTTGGAGGTAAAAATGCCTAGTTTTTGGGCATATTTGGGCCCTATATAGCCCTAAATAGCCCGTATATAGCCCATATATACCGCTCTAGAGCCCATTATTTGGCACAAATAGCACTCTAGACCTCTTCTAGACGGCCCAATATAGCCCTATATATGAATATACGGCTCTAGGGACTAATAGTGCTATACCTCAGCTAACTCACCCAACCACCTGCTCGGCTCCAAAACCACCATAGAGGGCATAATCTATAGTAGAACCATAGTAATAGCGGTCTACCACCCTATACCCTATATTAGCCTGTAGCGGGCCTGTACAAGCAATATAACGGTTGTAGCAGGTAGTACTATGGTCTGGGTCTAGTAGTGGTCTAATGGTCCTTGTTGCTTAGCAAGGTCCTGCTATGCTAATGGTCCCTATTTGCTTGGTATTGCTTAGCATTGCTTATACATGGTCTGGTGGCTACATAGTCCCTTAAGGAATAATTCCCTTCAAGTGTAATTTTCTCTTGCCTTCTGGATGTGCTAGTCGGCCCATGGGTAGGCACGGACCAAAAAATTCTAGCTGGAAAAAATGCATAGTTCCAGAATGTGACTAGTTACTCAATGTCTAATATTGCTAAGTTGGTCCAGAAAAAAATTCTAGCCTGTAAAAAAAGATCTAGTAGAAACTTTCAGAAAGAAAGGATACCTGTTATAATTATACTATAACTAATACAATAATACACTATGGGACAATTCCTAAACGATCATACAAACCAAGCAGAGGCTCTAGCCTCCATGGCGGACTCCTTGACCGCCATCAGCTGCTGTGCACAATATCTAACGGTAATCATGGCAGGTCTACTGGTACTCAAGGCATACAAAGTCTTCTTTAAAAAATAACAACCAATGAAGCTCCTTTTCTGTAAATCCTGTAACGACATCTTCCGTCTCTGGTCGGACCAACCCAGCCGTTGCCGCTGCGGCGCATCTGGGGGAATGTACCAGGCGGACTGTCTACACGCAACTTACAGTGGACCGGCGGTACCATTGGGTATCTCAAATCCAACCTTTCAGTCTGCGTTGGAACGGAAGGACTCTGAGGGACCATACGCCTTTTACGAACGCGAGTTCAAGGCCTTTGTTATCGAAAAGGATTGTCCTACGTTTGTCCATATAGGTGGCGATGAAACTATTGATTAATACTACAATATAATTACTGTAATGGCTAATACTAATTTTAAAAATACGGTTTTTTGGAAAGATGGTTTTCAGGGAGAAGCTGAAGGCGGTTTCTTTTTCCGTTCCTTTGAACTTAACAAGTTTATGGCGGGTATTGAGGAGCGTGGTGGAACTGTAGTTGGTATTCAGTTTGAAGGTAACATCTGCGAAATAATTTGTGAATCTAAATCTAATGATGATGAGACTATTGAGAAAGAGGTCCATGGAGAAGTGGACTGAATTATGTATTCTAGGGGTATGTAATATTGCCCTAACCTTTTTATGTATTACTCTGGGCTTTGCTTTTGCTGTCGCCTTTTGTCATATATTTGGACTACCTACGGACTGGGCGTCTAGTTTTGTTAATATTGCTGGCTAAGGGAACTATGTGCTGCTATGTGCGAATGTGCGACCGCCATTAGAAAATGTGCTGAACCTCTAAGAACTAGAAAAAACCCTACTTTATTCTAACAACTCTTTCAGAATAAACTTTTGGTAGTTATAATTACTACAAATAACAAACACTTTTATTTTAACCTTTAATTAGTTTACCATGTCAAGAAACTTAAATGACTGGATGATCAAGGAGCCTGTTCAAGGTAACCTTTACAAGCTGTGGAAGCTCTTCCCTGGCTCCGTGTTTACTATCCCTACTCAATTGGGTCCTATTCCTTTCGAGGTTTTGGAACAAAAGGGTACTCTTACTAAATGTAAGGGAGGGGATAAAACTACTTCAATGGATTCTTCTATTGAGGTAACCTACCTTAATACTACTACTGCAACGGCAGAGTAAAAACTCACACACATACTTTCGAGTTCTGCACCTCTACATTATTTTATAGGTGCTATCAATCTGGGGATGTAGCTCAGTTGGTTAGAGCAGGACTCTTATACAGTCAAGGTCATGGGTTCAAGTCCCGTCATCCCTACAACTCGCGTGTGAGGCGGCTACCGTAGCTCAGTTGGTAGAGCAGTTGATTTGTAATCAACCGGTCGCAGGTTCAAATCCTGTCGGTAGCTCAAATATGGTTCCTTAGCTCAGTTGGTTCAGAGCATCTCGTTTACACCGAGAAGGTCGTTGGTTCGAGCCCAACAGGAATCACTGTGACTGTAGCTCAGTTGGTTAGAGCATCGGTTTGTGGTACCGAGAGTCGTGGGTTCAAGTCCCATCAGTCACCTATGATCTCATAGCTCAGTTGGTAGAGCATTTGACTTTTAATCAAAGGGTCCTGGGTTCGAGTCCCAGTGGGATCACTTAAACCAAATGTAATTTGACAATATAATAATAAACAAAGTTATGGCAAAGCTACTAAAGAAAAAATACCGCAGGGAAAAAGATGAGTTAGTTAATGCTCTTCTTAAGGAAGGCCGAAGAACTGTTGTTCTAGGTATTGAAGTTTTAGAAACATCTAAGCTAAAGGGGTACCTCATCTATGAGTGCACATACTTAGACGGCGGTAAAGAAAAGGTTATCAATATCATTGCACAGGACATTACCGATGCCATGACTAAATTGGATGGGATGGTAGATTCAGGCATTCCTCAACAGACCGCTAACCTTATCTTAGGTAGCGAATCATATGTTCAAAACCAATAAATAGAATGACCGTGTATAAGATCACCGCAAATGGTGTAACACAGACTACTTCAACTGGCTTGGAATTGTATACTGCAATTTTAGATAAGTTTGATGTTGAATATAAAATAGAAAAAGAAAATGACTAAAGAAGATTTTAATGGACCTAGGGTCCTTGTAGATTTTTGGGCTGAATGGTGTGGTCCATGTAAGATGATGAAACCTCGTATGGAAAGGTTTGCAGAAGATAATCCAGATGTTGAGGTTATCTTTTGTAATGTAGATGAGGAACATGCCTTGGCACAAGAATTTGGTATCCGTAGTATTCCTACCTTAATGTATTTTGAAAACGGAGAAGTTATTGGAAAGAAGATTGGCAACGTGGATGATGGGCAAATAAAGGAGCTTGCTAAAGTATGACATTATTTAATTACATAACTCTTTACTTTACTACAGGAGTAGCATGTGCATTTTGTTTTGATGTACTTTATACACGATTAGAGGTTGAGGCTGCTACATGGCCAGAGAGAATTCTTTGGATGATAGCATGGCCGTTTTTTGTTCTTATATTTCTTTGGGGAATATTCAAAGATGATGATGAATAAATAATTTAATTATGAAGGCTTTTTTCTGTAAAGAATGTAATGATATGAGAGTAATTGTTAAAGACAATGCTCGTACTTGTCAATGTGGTAAATCTACCGGGTATTACAAAGCAGATACTAATGATGCTGTTGTTATTGGTCCAGCTGTACCTATTTGGATTGACGATTCTACATTTGCGATGGCCATGTATGGTATGGGAAGAAAATTCCTGGCTCACTCTGTTGATACCACTACAAAACCAGAAGAAAATATTCCTAGACCTAACCGAGGTCAATTTATTCAAATCAATCCACAGTCACCAGACTTTAGTAATGACTTTGAATTAAGAATGAGAAAATAATTTTCATTCTCTTTCAGAACACTTATCAACCTGTTATAATTATACTGTAACAAACAATTTAATAAATGGAAAAAATTACCGCACCGTTTGCCGCTGCATTCGTTCTTATGTTAGGAGGATTGTTATTGGCATTACTGTTGGCATGGCCTTCACAATTACTTTGGAATAGTTGTTTAGTACCTGCCATTGAACCAATCAATGAAATTACTTTTTGGCAAGCCTTAGGAATAAATGTTTTATTCTCTATCTGGTTTGGAACTGGAGTAAAACACAATAAATCTAAATCATAAACCGAATGCCTGGATGGTGGAATTGGTAGACACGACAGACTTAAAATCTGTTTCGCCGAACGGTGAGTGCGGGTTCGAGCCCCGCTCCGGGTACCATACTAAAAATAATAATTATGACAAATTTTAAAACCGGTGACAAAGTTAAATGGATTGAACCTATGACTATTGTTCCACACCCTGAAGGAAAGACTGACCGTAAAGGCGAAGTACTTCCAGTATTCCGAGATAAAGAAATGACCGGGACTATTATTACCTCAACTGCTTATGGCTGGTCCGTTCGCCCAGAGTGGGCCGAAAAGTATAAAGATGCTATGTGCGGTGAAAGGTATTATGATAAGACTATTGAAGAATCTAAACTTACACTTATTTAATCATGGATATTAAAGTTGATGAAACTCATGAATTTGAAAGTCCGATGGATATTCAAATTAATGAATCAAATGAAGTTTGGTGGGCATCTACTATCGAATATGATCTTACTGTAAATGGAGAAGAGTGGTCGGTTCGTATTGCTGAAACTCCTAAAGGTACAGACTTTTATTACTTCACTGAAAATGGCTGGGAGTCTTTTACTGAAGAAGGTGAGGAGCCTATCCTTGATGCGATTTATGAAGCATGGTCTAATGGTGAGTTAATCCACGATTAAATATAATATGCACCAGTAGCTCAGTTGGATAGAGCATCTGCCTTCTAAGCAGACGGTCACAGGTTCGAATCCTGTCTGGTGTACCGAGAGAGTTCTTTGATATGGGGGTGCCTGGCTTTGACATTTTGATTGAAGTTTTAAACACAGCACTGGGTGATGACCTACCATCAACGCTTAAGTGGCAACACTGAGCTCGCGATGGCTGCCTAAGAGGTAAGCACCGCACATCACTCTGTTGAGTATGCTTGTAAATAGATAGGATGTAAAACGAAGCAGATAGGTGAAAGGAAATTAATAACTTACTCCGTAAACCACCTAAAGAGTTTTAACAGGAGTTATTCATTTTGGAAGTTTAAGAAAACTTATCCTAAGCTGTAAAAATGTTTATTATGAATACTTGATGGACGTGGGTTCGATTCCCACCACCTCCACTCTTGCTTCCTTAGCTCAGTTGGTTAGAGCATCTGACTGTTAATCAGAGGGTCCTTGGTTCGAGCCCAAGAGGAAGCGCCATATAGAATCCTAACTTGGAATATATAAACAAAATCAATTTTTGATATGTTAAATATATTTGGTAAGGATTCATGGTCAAGAAAAATTACATCACTCTTAGATGTAAAGAATATTCCATATACACAATATGATGAATCCGATTATGCTTCTGCACCTGCAAAAAATGAGTGGGTCGTTGCATTACCGAGCGGTGACAAAAGAATAGATGTTTACAATCAATTATTACTAGGTTCAAAAATACATACTCTTTTTGCAGGGTGTGGTATTTTAGATGATGTTAATGTTGGTGAAGGATTAGTATTAGGTTGCTGCTCATTAATCAGACCTGGATGTAACATAGGTGATATGGTTTACATCGGTGCTGGTACAATTATTGATTTAGATTGTAAAATTGGAAACGGTGCAACCATCGGAGACAATGTAACAATCTGTGAAGGTGTGACAGTAGGAGATAATGTGATAGTCCCAGCGGGAACGCTAGTTAAAGAAGATATTACACTTTAAATTTTTAAGGTATTTTTGATGAGAATAACCTCATCGTAATAATAAATACTAAAAATAGATTAATCTGAAATGAGAAATTTTTTATTGTCATTGATGATGCTTTGTAGCACATTGATGTTTGGTCAAATCGATAGTTGGATTCATGTACAATTAATGACCGACGATTACCCAGATGAAACTACTTGGACAATAACACCTCCAGGCGGTTCACCTATTATTTTACAGAATGAAAGTAACATGTTACCTAATACATTATATGATACTATCATTCCTATCCAAGGTACTTTTATTGCTAGTATATATGATCAATACGGAGACGGTTTAAGCTCAGCACCATTTGGTGGAACTGATGGTTGGTTTATGATTAGTAATTCTTGCCAAGATACTTTAATGTATACTGCAGGTAATTTTGGAGATACTTTAGTAGAGACATTAACAACCGCACCTTGTGCTCCACCAACAGGTGGATGTATGGATCCTAATTCTAGCAATTATGATTCTACTGCATACTTTGATGATGGGTCTTGTACCTATTCAGTAGATTTTGTTTTGGATATGAATGTATACCCAGACACATTTACTACACCTTATGTAGCAGGTACCTTTAATGGTTGGACAGATCAACATCCATTAAGTGATCCTGATGGCGATGGTATTTGGGAAGCTACTTTAGATTTACAACCAGGGCAATACTTATGGAAGTATATGTTAGATAACTGGGCCGATCAAGAATTACCTCAACTAGGACCAAACACAGGATGTTTTTTACCTGATGGAAATGGTTTTATAAATAGAACATTAGAAGTAATAGATACTTCAATTTCATTACCTCCTGTTTGTTGGGAATCATGTTTACCGTGTGGTGCTATACTAGGTTGTATGAACCCCCTTTCAGATAACTTTAATCCTTGGGCAAACATCGATGACGGTAGCTGTATTATAGATACCGGATGTGGCCCAGATCAAACATCAATAGAAATTCAATTTACTCCAGATAATTATCCTTCAGAATCAGGGTTTAAACTTTATGGTGATGCTGGGTTAGTTTTAGAAGTATTGCCTGGTGATCTAACAGGTTCTACTCCAGGTGTGCCTATTTCATATTATGCCTGTGTAGATACTGGAGAGCTTTATGATATAGTTATTGAAGATACTTATGGAGATGGATTATGTGGTACATGTTTTGGTGGTACTGTTAATGGTAATCTTGTTGTTATAGATTGTGATGATAATGAATTATTTAATTTACAAGATACGGTTCCTGATGGAAATTTCAACTACTTATTTACTACACCTCAATTTGAACCGGCGGTATGTACTACAGTTGCACCTATAGCAGGTTGTATGAATCCGTTCTCTACGACATTTAACCCTCTTGCTGTAGTAGATGATGGTACATGTGGACCTCCTAGAGTTCAAGGCTGTACTGATTCTACCGCATTTAACTATGATCCTAATGCAAACACATCAGAAGTAATACAAGGACAATATACTTTGGAAATTTTTGATGGTGCTTCTGATGGATGGGGTGGAACATGGTTAGGACTTAAACAAGGAAACTGGATATCACCTCAATATCAAATTGGTCCGCAAGATGGAAATAGCATTTCGTTCCAGGTTAACTTAAACATATATCAACCTGTTTATGCTTACTTATTTACTACACCTCAATCTATTACTTCTATTAACCAAGTAGGTTATAAATTAACAGGACCAGGTGGAGATGTAATAATAGATGTAGCATACTGGGATGCTTTACCTTTTCCATTTGTTTTAGAATCAGATACTTTACCTACATTTGGTAGTACATGCGTTCCTGTGATTTTAGGATGTACTGATTCTACATCGTTTAATTACATTCAACCAACCGGTGATCCAATGGTTGATGTTAACACTGACGATGGTAGTTGTATTCCTGTAGTAATGGGATGTACTAATCCTCTTGCTTTTAATTATGACCCACAAGCAAATACCGATGATGGTAGTTGTGTTGCAACCGTGTATGGGTGTATGGACCCTAATGCTTATAACTATAATCCTAATGCAAATATATCAGACGGTAATTGTATTTACTTAGGGTGTACCGATTCTACTGCATGTAATTTTGATTCTACTGCAAATGTAGATAATGGAGGTTGTACATATGCGGCACAGTATTATGATTGTAATAATGTATGTATTAATGATACGGATGGTGATGGTGTATGTGATGAATTAGAAATTGCAGGATGTACTGATCCTTTATCAATAAACTTTAATCCTCAGGCAACTGACGATGACGGAAGTTGTATACCAATTGTATATGGCTGTACTGATACTGCTGCATTTAATTATAATCCTCAGGCTAACACTGATGATGGAAGTTGTATTCCTATAGTATTAGGTTGCACGGATCCAACATCATTTAACTATGATCCTAACGCAAACACTGATGATGGTAGCTGTGTACCAGTAATATTTGGATGTACCGATCCTACTGCATTCAATTATGATTCCACTGCAAATACAGATAACGGAAGTTGTATTCCTGTTATATTAGGATGTACTGATACCACTGCATTTAATTATAATCCTTTAGCTAATACTGATGACGGTAGTTGTTATGGGGAAATACTTGGTTGCTTAGATCCTACTGCATATAACTTTAATGATTATGATGGAGATGGTATTGCAAACATATTAACTGGTAATCCTCAGATTGATATTAATACAAGTGATAGTAGTTGTTTATATGATGCAGGGTGTATCACAGGTCCTGGTAATCCTTATTGGTTAAATGATCAATGTTATGCATGGGTTATCGATGTCGATGCTTATTGTTGTGAAAATGAATGGGATGCAATATGCCAGGAAATGTATAACTACTGCGAGGATGGTTGGCCAGAAGGAATGGACATTTGGGAATCTAAAAGATTAACTACTCAAATAGCAATTTATCCTAACCCAACAAAAAATGTTTTAAACATAGTATCAGAATTAGATAATGTTGAACATGTTTTATATGATCTTACTGGAAAGATTCTTATTGGAAGATCTAACGGTAATCAGGTTGATTTAACCAGATTTGCTAATGGTGTATATCTGTTAGAGATATGGCACGATGGTAAATTTTACCGCAACAAAATAATTAAAGAATAATGAAAAAATTTCTATTAGTATTTTTACTTGCTCCGCTTTTAGCATTTGGACAAGATAGCGAACCTTCTAAATTTAAAAAGGAGGTCAAAAAGGTTTTTAAATACTCAACCTTTTATGGTGCAGTAAATGGAAGTAATTCAGTTTCAGATCAGGAAGTATTTTCTGTTACCGATGGCTTAACCACTACAAACGTAGAAACACCTTTTGACTATTCCCTTGCTTTAGGTGTTAGAAAAATTGCAAGGTTTGGTTATGAAAACCGAGCTGATGTTTTTTATGATGGTTCAGAATCCACTATATGTTATGATGCAACATTAGGTAAAGTAAATGGATTTGAGTTTTTATTTGAAGCAGATTGGAGAAGACAGCAAGGAAAGTCATTTTTTAACCAACATCACTTCTTAAGATATGTTGCTGATAAGTGGATTGTTAAAACTGAATATCTTGCAGATGGTTTAGCAGATATTGAATATTATGAATCTTCTCAAAGATATCGCCATCAGCTTGGAAAGAAATTTTCATTTAATACTGGAATTGTTCAAAGGTTCTCTCAGCCTTATGGTTATAATCCTTTAGATGAATGGATGTTATCAAATGGTAACCTCCATTATACTTACCTTGCTTTACAGGAAGGGTATAGTGTACAGTTTGATGGTATGGGTGGAGAAACTTATTACAGTCCTGGTGGTACATTGGTTGCAGAAAATACAGAGGTATGGGAAGCTGTGGTTATTCCACAAGTTCTTTCTGATTATGTTCAAAGAAAAAGAAGTGAAGCACCAATTCAATGGACACATTCATTCATAGTGGGTTTTGACTATTACCACTATACTAAAGATTTTTGGATTCATTCATACGGTAATTTAATGCCATATCATTTAGATCTAGGTGATCAATATTCTTATCATTCATTTAATGATGGTCAATGGTTGGATTACTCAGGTGGGTTTATATTTGGATGGAAACTAACTAAGAGTTTAGGTATATTCATGGAAGGCCAATATAACAAGTATTGGAATAGGACATGGCATGATTTTTCAGTTGGGGCAAATTTCATCATACTTTAATAAATAACAAAAATAATCATATCTAATGGCACAAGAACTTAATGAAGATACTAGTTTTAAGATTAGCATAAAGACACTTGCAGGTATAGCATTCGGTATAGCTACTGTTGTTGGAATGTGGTTTGCTCTGCAAGCTGATATCGAAGAAGCTAAGAAATTACCAGAACCTTTACCGCCTGATGTTACGAGGATGGAGTTTGATATGAAAGACCAACTCGTTCGTCAAACAATTATGACTACTCAAGAAGACGTCACTGAAATAAAAGAAGATATTAAAAGGATAGAGGAGAAGTTGGACGCACTTAAATAAATTCAATATATGAAACTAAAAAGTATAACAACCCTCTTTATTGCACTTCTAACATTTGGCTATGTTAATGCACAAGAAATCGGTGACGATGTAACTATTGTACACTTTAATGCTGGATGGAATTCTGCTAATGCAGTTGGGTGGATTGGAGATGTTACTGATTGTGATATAGTTAAGATTGATGTTGCCACAAATACAAAGGCACAAGCAAAACATAAAATAGTAGTGGTACCTACTATCATACTCTTCAAAGATGGTGAAGAAATAGAAAGATGGCAAGCCGACCTTACATTTAAGATTAAAGAAACTCTTAAGGATGTACAGGATGCGGTAGATGAAGTAATATTAAGTGACTTCTAAATATCTGAAACCATTCTTCTTTGTACAATATAATAAATTATTAATCAAAGAAATTAAAGAAAAACTGTGGGCATTTCCGTTCACGGCTAACATTTGACAATTTATGGGCTATTAAGTACTAGATGAAATCTTATAATAGTCAAGTGTTCTATTTTTAACCAAAAACAATTAATTAAATGAAAAATTTTATTTTAACTTTCGCTCTAACAATCCTAGTAGGTTTTGGAGCAAACGCGCAAAATGCAAAAGGTGATTGGTACGTAGGTACTGGTGACGTTGCAAATGTTGCATGGACAGAGTGGGCAATTTCTCCAACATTAGGTTACGGTGTATCCGATAAACTTGCTGTTGGTTTTGGACTTGCACAAGCTGACTCAACTGAAGACATTGCATTAGATTTACATGCAAGGTACTTCGTTAACGCAGGTGGGCAAGATTTTTTCTTGTATGCTGCAATGGGTGAATTTACAACCGACAATCTTGAATTAGGTTTAGGTAAAATGTTCACTTTCCACAAAGATGCTATTTTTGTTGATCCTAAGGTGGTTTACCATACTGGGAATAAAACAACAAACTTAACATTAGGATTTGGATTAAGATTCTAATCTAATTACATATAATATAATAGAACCCAGGATTCTAGGACCCTGGGTTTTGTTGTCTTAAACCTTTTAAAAGTTGTACATATAATAATAAATGGTGCTACACTAAAAAACAAAACAAATATGGAAACACTTTATTTTACTTTAGGTGTACTTACGGTCCTAGTTATTTTAGGGGTCATAGGTATTGTTAAGGTTTGGAACAAAGTTTCAAGCATTGAACTGGTTGAGAGAGAACTCACCGAACACATCAACGAGGTTGCTGATGACCTTAGCGATGAATTAGAAAAATTACATCAGCATATAGATTCTGAGTTATCTAATATGGATAGGGAACTTAGAGGAGAAGTGGATGAATTCGGTAAATACCTGGATTCACGTTTAGATAAGTTTGAAAGTAAACTTGTTAAAAGAACTGATAAATTAGAAGCAAACGTTGGCGCATTCCTTGTAAGGAACAACAAATAAATAACAAAGTAGCACCACGGGATGTAGCGTAGCCCGGTTATCGCGCCTCGTTTGGGACGAGGAGGTCGCAGGTTCGAATCCTGCCATCCCGACTAAATATATAATGTATGATAATAATTAAAAAAAATCAGAAAGACTCTATAGACAAAATGCTTAAAAGATATAAGCGAAAACTCAAAAGGACTAAACATATTAGAGTTTTAAGAGACAGACAACAGTATACAAAACCATCGGAAATAAAAAGACTCCAAAAACAGAAGGCTATTTATAAACAGAAGATTAGAACTGAGGAAGAAAAAAGTTCATAAAAAATTTTCAATTCCCAACAATTTGTTTTATATTTAAATAAACAAATTCAATATGGATAAGGATACTGTAATTTTTGACCTTGATGGTACTCTCGCATTGATTGATGATCGGAGAGCTTTGGCTACCAAGGACAATGGAAAAATGGACTGGGACGTTTTCTTTGATCCCAGTAATATCGACCTTGATCTCCCTAATGATCCGGTAATCAAAATGGCTCAACTCTTAGATAGCCAAGGATTTAAAATTGTAATCTTTTCTGGTAGAAGTAAGGCAACCAAAGATGTAACTAAAGATTGGTTGAACAAGTTCGGTGTACCTTTTAATATTCTAAAGATGAGACCGACTGGTAACGGTTTTCAATTTATGCCTGATGATAAGTTGAAAAAGAAGTGGTTGGATGATATCTTTGGTGATAATAAGGATAGGATTCTCTGTGTGTTTGATGATAGGCAAAAGGTCGTAAATATGTGGAGAGATAACGGTATCGATTGTTTCCAAGTTGCTGACGGTAATTTTTAAGATATGAAAAAGAAACTTTTAAGAGGTAAAGATCGTGTACTAGGTGGAGTCTGCGATGGGTTAGGTGAATACTTTGAAGTGGAGCCTTTATTGTGGAGACTTATATTTTTGACCATGTTCTTTATACCAACTGTACCATCATTTTTGTTATACCTCATCTGTTGGATAGCAATCCCAAAACAAAAGTAATATGAAAAAGTTTATAAACAAACTAACATCTATTGATGTATTCTTAGGTATTGCATTAGTATATTTTTCTCTAATGCTATTTGCCTTATTGTATTAACCTAAATCAAATATATGACACTTTTTAAATACAATCATGATCATTTAAAATATGATAAAGTATGTATTAAAACATGGGTTCTTTACGCCCTTTCAATTGTATTAGGACTTTTTACCGCAGGGTATCTTGTTGGTAGTTCTATAACTGAAGAAGTAATTGTAGAAAACTTTAATGAAGCTGAAGCGGTAATTTTTATAAATGAAGTAGATTCTTTTAGTGAAGAAAAATTAACTAATATGTTAATTGATCTTAATGTAAGTTTCCCACATATTGTAATGGCACAATCTATGTTAGAAACTGGCTATTGGAAAAGTGATATCTTTTTAGAAAATCATAATCTTTTCGGAATGAAACAGGCTAGGCGTAGAATTACTACTGCTGAAGGTACCTCAAGAAATCATGCCTATTATAATCATTGGAGAGAATCCGTGTATGATTATGCATTTTACCAATGTAGGTATTTAAGCCGTTTAGATACAGAGGATGCTTACTTTCAATATTTAGATGCAAGTTATGCTGAAGCTGATAATTACATAGCATCATTAAAAAAGGTTATTAAAGATAATAACCTTGAAGAAGTATTTAATCAGTTGGATTAGAATCTTTCCAATGTGGGCTTTGGTTCGCACCACGAGTTGGGTGAACCTCATTAAAGCCTTGATATTCTGGTGTACCAAATGCATTAGTTTCAACACCGGCCATTTCATCCCAGTAATTTTTGAAATCCTTTACGGTACCTTTGTAGTGTCTGATTTTCTTTAAGTCAGATCTTTCTTGTTCTTTAGGAGTTTCCATTACTTACCAAATTTTTGTTTGAGTTTATGAATTTCAGTTTGTACCTTTAAACCTTCAAGGTCAATTTTATCCATTTTAATTTTAAGTTCATATAAAGCAATTGCATAGTTATCACCACGATCTTGTGCGGCTCTATATCTTTGGATATTTTCTTGCTCTCTTTTCTTTAGTCTTGCCGCGGCTGCATTAGGATCAAATTCATAATCCGATGCTTCATTTAAATAATTACTAAACTTAGGTATCATTATACTTTATAGTTTTTAAGAAGGTCTTTTAACTCTACAATATCAGCAGGGTTTAATTGTACATAGTTTCTTCCTACATTAATTTGCATACATTTTCTACCTAGTCCAAATGACTCAACATCTCTAGGTCCTACAAATGTAGTTACTAATGCATTGGCATCACCTTTAACACCAGCTTGGTTCCAGGAACCTATATCAGTTCCTTCATTAATAGTAGATTCAGACATAGCAGAATAATTTTCACATGCTTCATCTATCTTATCATTAATATGTTTCTTTGCTTCTTTAATGTATGCCTCAGATGTATGATCCGGGTTATCATTAGTTTCATAACTGTTAGCTTGTTCTGCTACATGATTTCCGAGAGTTTCAACGGGACCAACGATTGCATCCATGCTATATCCTGTATCCTTATAACCTCCTCCTAGAGCAAACTGTGCAGCATAGTTAGGGGCAAATCCTACAGGAACGAAATCTTCAAATAAAGGTACTTTTGCCATTTTAATTTTGTTATTTGATTATATATTCATGAAACTAAGTCGTAAAATAACATATAAAAATAAACAACCTATTATGAAAGATTTTTACAGAACATCCGCAGGTAGAAGATTCTTTGAACAAGATGTACCTGCATTGGTTGAAGCATTGCAAAAAATATCTACTCAATTAGAAAGATCCAATGAATTAGCTGAAAAGAAAAGAAGAGTAGATGAAAAATTAAAAAAGCTTCAAATTAGAAATGTCAGCGAAAAAGAATAAAGATATTACCTACGATCAATTCTTAACTCATTTAAACAAAGGCAAAAAAGGTTATATGAAAAAACCTAGATCATGGCAAAAGATCTGGTTTTGGTGGGAAGATAAAGATTGCTGGTTTTTAAATAAAGCATATGATAAGAGAAAGGATGGAAAGGTTGAACCTGAGGAATCGGTTTGGATTACTGCAAAAGATATGCACCACCACTGCGGACACCTTGAGAGACAAGGTTACAAATATTTTAAAGATGAATAATTTACTTCTTGCATTTATACTTTTCTTTATGGGCCAAAGCTTAATTTGGTTTCAATCAAACGGTCAATTTGTATGGCCTTGGTTTAAAGAAAACCCGTGGACCGTATCAATTATTTTTGGTACCTTTGCAAGTTATCTTTTTATACAAGGTACTTCTGCGGTAGTCACTCACTTTGATGGTTTACTATGGCCTGGTAGATTTATAGGATTTTCTAGTGGGATAGTTGTATTTGCTATTTGTACTTATGCCTTTTTAGGTGAAGGGATAAACTTAAAAACAGTCGTATCACTATTTTTGGCTAGCGCATTAGTTTGTGTGCAAGTATTTTGGAAATGAAAGACCCTTATCAAATATTAGGTTTAGATAAAAATGCAACAGATGCAGAAGTAAAGAAAGCATATCGTAAACTTGCAAAAGAACACCACCCTGATAGAGGAGGTGATGAAAGCAGGTTTAAAGATATTGCAGAAGCATATGACATATTAACTGACCCTAAGAAAAAGGCTAAACTCAATAGTAATCCTTTCGGTCAATTTGATGAATCTTTCTTTGAAGATTTTGTAAAACATGGAGGTCCAGGATTTTCTGGTATGTTTAACCAAAGGTATGGTTTTAGCGGTAGAGGAGGAAATGTTAATGCACAAGTCTATATTACCTTAGAGGAAGCATACTTAGGCAGCAAAAGAGAAATACGTGTAGGGCAAAAAATCGTTAGTGTTGATATTAGGCCTGGTGTTAAGCCTGGCCAAAAAATGAGACTAAAGGGCTTAGGGCAAAGAGGAATGACCGAAGAACAAAACGGTGATCTTATTTTAGAGATATTAATACAAGATGATCCTAACTTTTACTTAGACCAAAAAGGGTTACATACAATAAAGCATGTAGATTTATATGAGGCATTACTAGGAGGTAAAGGTGAAGTAAAAGTATTTGATAAAACGATAAGTTACACTATTCCTAAGTGTGTGAGAAATGGAACTATGCTTAGGATTAAAGGAAAAGGGTTTCCTAGTTACCATAATCCTAGTATATGTGGAGATTTCTTTGTTAACATATTAGTTGATTTACCTACAGAGTTAACAGAAGAACAGGAAGATTTAGTTAAGAAAATAAAGGAATTGAATAATGGACTTTGATAATGAAGAATTTATGAAAAGGCTATTGGACCAATTGGAAAATACCAGCTGGGATCAATATATGAATCTATGTTATAATGTTATAACCATGTTTCCTGATCAGGTTTTGCATTATGATGAAAAAACTGCAAAGCATAAAATACAAAGCCTAGATAGAATTCTTACATACTTTGAGGAGAAAGAAGACTTTGAAAAGTGTGCTAAGATTAAAGAGATTCAGGATCACCTTAAAAATTGTTAATAACTTTTAGAAAAAAGTCCTAGAAAAATTTTCAATTCCCAATTATTTGTATTATATTTATAATATACAAATTTAAACGGAATATGACTGAATACACAAATCTTAATTATCTGCAATCTTTCCTGGATGAAATGCGTTCATCTTCTTCAGGGAATCATAAAATTGCAACCCTCAAAAAATATGCTGACAACTCCGAGGAGAATGAAGATAGAGAATTCCTTCAAAAAGTTTTCTTCTATACTTACAATCCGTACTACAAGTACAATGTTACTCCAAAGAACTGCAGGAAGAATTCAGATCTTGTAGGTCATCCTAATACTTACGGTAGCATCTTTACCTTATTGGATGATCTTAGAAACCGGGTCTGTACTGGTCACTCTGCAATCGCTAATGTAAACCGCTTTATTCAGGAATGGCCACAATGGGAGACCATCATTTATTCAATTCTTAACCGAGATCTGAATATGGGATGTGGCACTACCTCTATCAATAAGGCAATCCACCCAGATCTTATTCCTACTTTTAAGGTGGCTTTGGCAAATGCCTACAATCCTAAAAGGGTAGATTTCCAAAGTGGAGAATGGTACGGTTCCAGAAAATTGGACGGTGTCCGTTGTATCTGCCGTAAGGAAATGAACACGGTTACCTTCTTCTCAAGGAATGGTAAAGAATTTGAAACTCTAGGTAAGCTTGCCGATGAAATTTCTAAGATA